TTTTTTACTTCATCACTTGCAGATCAAGCGGTAAAATTATCATTAACTGATGTTACAAGTTTTCAAGAAGACGAAACCGTAAAAATGCCACAAATTTATCAAGGTAATGGATTAGCAAATAGTACCGCTAATGGAGTGCTTATTGATTTAAAAAATAATGTCATGAGATTAAACAGAATACAAGGTGATTTCTCATCAAATTCAACCGTCAATACAATCACTGGTGCCACATCAGGTGGTACTGCAACAATTATTACGAGTGGTGTTACCGATCCTGATATGAAGCCATATAGTGGAGACATACTATATATTGAGAATAGAAAACCAGTAACAAGATTAGACGATCAAGTTGAGGATTTTAAAATAGTCCTGGAGTTTTAATAAATGCCTAAATTAACGCAAGATTTTAACATTTCACCATATTATGACGATTTTGATAGCACTAAGAATTTTTATAAAATTCTTTTTCGTCCAGGGTTCTCGGTACAAGCCAGAGAACTTTCCCAACTTCAAACCATTTTACAAAAACAAATTGAAACACTTGGAGATTATGTATTTTCTGATGGTGCAAAAGTTTATGGTGGTGAAGTCACTCTAAATACAACTCTTAATTCCTTGCAACTAAAAACAAATTATTCTGGTGACGAAATAGATGTAACGAACTTTGAGGATAGAATTATAACAGGTCAAACATCAGGTGCTAGGGCTTTGATTATAAAATCAGTGGCATTTACACAAACATCATTAAATACTTTAATTATTAATTACCTTGATGAAAAAACATTTGTTGACGATGAAATTATACAAACTACAACTTCAGGTACATTATCTACATATTTTGCTAATGTGGCAGGTGCGGCTGAAGGGTTAACAGGTGTAACTACATTAGTCACTTCAATCTCATCTGATGTTACTTCAACCGTAAGCATATCAGAAGCAATTTATTACATTGGAGGTTATTTCGTATATGTTGAACCTCAAACAATTGTTTTAGATCGTTTAGGAAATACTCCAACTTATAGAATTGGATTAACTGTAAATGAAGAACTTATCACAAGCGTAGACGATACAAGTTTACTTGATAATGCTTTAGGTTCTTCAAATTATTCCGCTCCAGGTGCAAATCGTTATAAAATATCATTGACATTTTCTAAGAAAGATATTTTTGAATCAGGTGTTCCTATCGTATCATCAGGTGTAACTTTCTCATCAGCATCAAATACAGTTACTATCACTACTTCAACTGATCACAATTTATCTGCTGGAGATTTAGTAGTTGTTTCAAATACGACACAAGCAGAATATTTAGGTAAACATACAATTGCAAGCGTTCCATCTGGTACAACTTTTACATATTTTATTACAGGTTTACCTGTCACTCCTGCTACAGGATCTGATATTCAGTATACCAAAGTTATTACCGACCCTATTGAAAGAAATTCAGACGAAAATTTTATTGAATTATTAAGAGTAGAAGATGGTGTAAAAACAGAAGAGGTAACATATCCAATATTAGGTGAATTAGAAAAAACTCTTGCTAGAAGAACATATGATCAATCTGGAGATTTTACGGTTAAACCATTTGGTTTAGATGTTGTTCAGCATAAAATTTCTGGTGTAGCCTCAGCAAGAACTGCCGCTAATGCATGTACAAATTTTACAGGTAATGGAACAAATTTTGCAAGTTCTTTAAATGATTCAGATGTTATTTTTCTTTCAGGTAATACTACTCGTACAGGTACTATAAGTTCAATTACAAATAATTCTGTTTTAACACTTTCTTCAGGTGTAACTTTAGGAGATGGGTCAGATAACCAACGAATAGGTATTGAAACAAAGTTGACTGGTGAACTTGGGCCTGGTAAAGCATATGTCAAAGGTTATGAATATGAAAGTATTAGCACAAAAACAGTAGATATAAACAAAGCACGAGATACGAGAACTGTAGATGGTGAGAGCCAAGGTGTAAATTTTGGTCCATATTTAATTGTCACAGATTTATTAGCAAATACTCAATTTGATATTGGTGCAAATACTGCAAATGGTGAGATTAAAGGTTCAGGAATGGATCTTGTTGATTTGCATATGGTTAAATATCCATCAACTCAAGACGGTCATTGTGCATCTCCTTCATCACCTATCATATTCACATCAAATGATGAAATAGATTTTGTAGGTATTGATACTACAAGTGCCGCCACAATTGCAAATACTAAAATTGGTACTGCAAGAATAAGACAACTTGATTTTAGAAAAGGACGAGACTCGTCTGTAAGCACAAAATATGGAACTTCAGGTGCCAATACAATGCATCAAGTATTTCCTCACGTATATGATGCTCATCTTTTTGATTTTAGATTTGATAAAACAACAGGAACTGTTGGTGGTGCAGTAGCAAATACGACACTCATAAAATTAAAAACATCAGGTGCTCAATCTTTTCCAACAATGAACTGTCTGTATGGAACGACTATTACAGTCAATACTTCTTTTCAAGGTGTTGACACTTCAGATACGAGAACAATTTTAAGTTGGTCAGGAGCAAACAATGATGCAGGTGTAGGTTATGATCCTGATAATGATGGATCTGCTGAAGCCGCTAATTATCATGCACTACTTGATTCTGCATTAACGCAACAAACACGAGCAGATTCAACATATTCAATAAATTTTGGTGTAAAAGACGTTTCATCAATGGTTCAATATGCGACAACCACTATTGTAAAAGGTTTAAATGTTGATCCATCAGGTAGATTAAATGGAAAAGAGACCGCTAATACAATATTATATGACAATACTGATGATAGAAGAAGTTTAATTTTTCCATTACAAAATCAAGCGGTTGCTAATCTTGAACCATCAGGATCAAGTAATACAAAATTCAAATTTAAAAGAACTTTTTCTGGTACGCTCACACAAAATCTTGTCACATTAACTGCACCAACAGGAGAAAAGTTTTATCCTGGTTCTGATGGTACAATTACAACCACGGTAGCAGATGCAAATTATATTGTTTCTGTAAAGAGTGGAACACACCAGGGTGATATAATAGAATTTTCAAATACATCAGGTTCAGGACTTCATGCTGGTGCATCAGAAACACGAACACTTGTAACTTCATCATCTGCTGGATCATTAGCAATCAATGTTCAATCAGACGATTCAAATGCAAAAAATTATGCTGGATTACAACTTGAAGTTATTGCTACAATGCAAATTGATGCCGCCACTCTAAGCACATCAGGATCAGGTATTGGTAAAAAAGTTCTTGTGTCTGGTAATACTACTGGAGCAAATGCTCTGTTTAATAGTGCAAACTCAGTTCAAGCAACCGCTGGACAAATTCATTTTGGAACATCAATGAATAATGATCCAGGTGCTAATAATTCTCTTAAACTTGCTGATATTAAAAAACTTGTTGCGGTTGTGGATTCATTGTCGGATACTGTAGTTGTTTCAAATACGATGGTTACAGCCGCAATAGCAAACTCTTCTAGTCAATATAATATTACTTCAAGATTTGTATTGAATGATGGTCAAAAAGATAATTATTATGATTATGGTAAAATCTCATTGAAACCAGGTGAAACAAAACCTTCAGGACAAGTTATTGCCATTGTTGATTATTATACTCACTCTGGACAAGGACCTTTCACAGTAGATTCTTATACTTGGTCAGGATCAGGTAATACTTCTTATGGTGAAATACCTGATTATACATCTCCTGCTACGGGTAATAAAATTAATCTAAGAAATGTAATTGATTTTAGACCTAAAAGAATAGGTATAGAAACTGCAAATACTGATGATGTTAATTATACGAATGATATTACCTCCACATCTAATGTTTTTGCAGAAAAAATTCTACCAGATTATGATTTTACATTTGATACAGATTATTCTCATTATATTCCTAGAAAAGATAAAATTGCATTATCAAAAGATCGTGTCTTTAAAGTAATTGAAGGTGTTTCTGACATAAATCCAGTTTTACCTCCTGATGATCCAGATGCAATGACATTATATAATCTTGAAATTCCTGCATATACATTTGTATCAAGTGGTGCAACAAGTGGTGTAACAAGCGGAACAACAAATGGTACTTCAAGTGGTGCAACAAGTGGAATAAAAGTTGAATATGTAGACAATCGTAGATTTACAATGAGAGATCTAGGAAAACTTTCAAAACGAGTAGAAACGCTTGAATATTACACTGCATTGAGTTTACTTGAAAAAGAAGCAGATAGTTTGGTGATTACAGATACAAATAATAATGATAGATTTAAAAATGGTATTTTTGCAGATCCATTTGCTGGTCATAATTTAGGAGATGTTGAAAATTTAGATTACTATGCAGGCATTGACTTTGATAAAAAACATTTACGGCCTCCTACAACTACGGATTTACAAAAACTAGAATTTAATAGTAATACAAATTTTAGCACTCTTGTAAATAATGGAGGTGTGATCACATTGCCTTTTTCTTCAAGTAGAATTATTGATCAGCCTTTGACGGGTAGTGTAGATGGTAAAAATGTACAAAAAACATATTCTATAAACCCCAATTCTTTAAAAAATTATATTGGTCAATTGTCGTTAGATCCTCCAACGGATAATTGGTATGATGCCTCTAATCGTGCAGATGTTAAAGTAAATTTAGAAGGTCAATATGATAATTGGCTTTATGTGACAACCGCAAATGGTCATGGAACACACTATAATGATTGGGAAGATATTTGGTCAGGTGTTGAAGTAAATAATGATGTGAAAAAGAGTGTAAGAGATTCTGGTGATGTTCTATCAAATAATAGAAAAGCAAAAACCACAGGTCAGACGAAAACATTAACAGGTCTTAAATCAGGAAATGTTCCTGAAAAAATCACAAAAATTGTAGGAAATAAATCAGTTAATATTAGTGTAGTTCCTAAAATAAGAGAACAAACAATTACATTTGTTGCAAAAGGATTAAAGCCCAATAAAAATGTATATGCCTATTTTGGAGATACAAAAATTACTGCAAATGTAAAACAAGCAACTTTACTTACACTTTCAAATGTAAGCACTTCAAATGTTTTTAGAACTACACCTGGTAATTTTGAACAAATTACAATTCAGGGCAGTGCAAGTAATGCAGGCAATACTGCAAATGTGGTTTACATGTCAGATCGTGATAGTGCTAATGGTTGTACAATTATGATCGTTAATCAATCTACAGATGCCGCATTTACTGTAAGTTCAGTTATAAGAGGAGATGATACACTTGCAAATGGTACAATTTCAGCAGTAACAAATTATTCTTTTGCTAATTCTGAAATAAGAGTCAATAACGAAGGTGTATCGGCAGGTGTATATAATGTTCAATCAGGTACATTTCCAGCAGGAGAGGTTCTTTTCAGATTAACGGATGAAATAGACAATATTGTTGCCACAACAACTTCTGTTACAGAAGATATATTTCATATTAAAGGTGTAATTGAAAATAATAGAATTGGAGATTTTATTTCAACTAGACCTATAATTTTGAGAAGAGAAGATATTACTGAGGATCGTATTGCAAAAAGTTCTACAATAGCGAGACAAACAAGTTCAAATAAATATTTGAATCCAATGGCTCAAAACTTTTTTGTTGATGAAAATTTATATCCTTTCGGATTGTTTTTATATAGTATTACATTATTTTTTAATGCTAAAGACACTTCCCTAGGATCAAAGAATCCCGTAACACTACAGTTAAGACCAACGTATAATGGAATACCAAGTTCATCTGAAATTATTCCAGGGTCCGAAGTTGTATTGACTCCTGGTAGAGTAACCGCTAATACAACAACACCTAGTGCAAATGCATCAGGAGGATTTCCTGGAGCAACACTTGGAAATTCATTTTCTGCAAATAAAAGTGGTGCTAATGTTGGTTCAAGAACAATATTTAAATTTGATATGCCCGTTTATTTGTCTGCAGGTGAATATTCAATAGTTTTAATAACAAATAATGCAGAATATAAAATTTATGGGTTTGAACTTGGTGCGAAATCAACAGGTACAGACAGAAAAATAACAAAACAACCTTATGTAGGTAGTTTCTTTAAACCAACAAACGCTGGAGTATGGAACCCAACCAATACAGAGGGTTTAATGTTTCAAATAGATAGATGTAATTTTTCTACTGAAACAGGTTATGCAAGATTTGATAACAAGGTGTTTACATCAGGAAATGCATCTTCAAATACGATTATGGATGGTATGAAATTGGTTACTGAGAGAATTGAACATGCAAATACCACAATTTCTAATTTCTTTTTTGCTACAGAAAAAAGTGGAACAACAAAGAACGTAGCGCCTACAAAATTTACTTTTGATAAAAATATAGATTTTAAAACACAGAAACAGATAACACAAAACAATACTTCTGCCAATACACAATATCAAAATAGTTTTACAATAAATGTGTATATGACAAGTGCAAATTCATTTATCAGCCCTGTTATTGATGAACATAGAACAGGTGTTATTACCATTTTGAATAATATTGATAATGCAGATTTTAGTAATAGTGATATATTAGTTACAAATTCTGGAGCAGGGCTTTCACAAACTGAAATAGGTGGTGATTCTGGTGTATATACAACAACAGGAGCGAGTGATGGTAATGCCTCTTGTTTTGTTATATCAGACCCTGATGTCGGAAGTAACACTGCAACAATGGCGGCTAATGTAACTGCAGGTGGTAAAATAAATGATGTTGTGATTGTAAATGCTGGATCGGGATATCTAACACTTCCAACAGTAACATCAAATTCTTCATTGACAAATACTACTCTTCCTACTTTTAAAATAAGGGGTGAAGGTGCAAATGGATCAATTGTTCTTTCTGCTAATGTTGAACATTCAAGAGGCGGTAATATAACTACAAAGTATATATCAAGAAGAATTACATTAGAGGAAGATTTTGATGCTAGAGATATAAGAGTTTATATTAATGCATATAAACCAAGAGGTTCAGAAATTTATGTGTATTATAAAGTTCTAGCAGGAGATGATCCTGATAATTTTGATGATAAACCATACATTTTGATGACTCAAGAAACAGATTCAGGATTATTTTCATTAAATGAAGATGATTTTAAACAATATACTTATGAAACTGAAGATGAATATATTACATATCAAAATACAGATGGTGCTAGATTTAATAAATTTAAAACATATGCAATAAAAGTTGTGATGACATTGGATCGTAATGATCAAACAACTTTTATCGGAATACCAAAAATTACAGATTTGAGAGCCGTAGCGTTAGATACTGAAGGAAAACCTTAATGAGAGCAAAAACTGATGATCCTCGTTATGTGCGAGATTTGACTTCGGGTGGTTTGTTGGCAATAGATAAGAAGGCTTTATTGAAACATAGAAATGAAGTGCAAAAATTTAATAATTTGAAACAAGAGGTGAATGAAATAAATAATTTGAAGTCTGAAATAAAAAACATAAATTCAAGGTTAGATCAAATTTTTGAATTGTTAAACAGGAATCAATAATGGCGACAGGACCTTCAGCCGTAACATCGGTAGCACTTACAAATACTTTTGATGAATGGAGAAATTCAACTAATGATTTAATAACAATTGTTAATGCCGCTAATTCAGCAAATCCTGAAAGTGCAGTAGTGTTTGCAAACAGTGAACAAAGTTTTGCCGCCAATGCGATTGTTGCAAATAGTATTCAATCAAATGTAACTTCTTCTATAATAACTGCAACTGGTGCAAATATAAATTTTACAAGCGCCAATGTAACTTCTTTGGGAAATGTTCATCAAACTCATATATTAGGTGGTACAGTAATAACAGGGTCAACACCGGATTCTTCAATATCAAATGTTCAACTTAATTATGCTGAAATTAATCTTAATGGTGCAAATTTTAATGCGAACGGATCTTCTACAATAAACTTAAATGGTGCTACTTTATCAGATTTAGGTACAGTTACAACTGTAGATTTAAATGGTGGTACAATAGATGGTTGTGACATTACGATTACTGGTGCATCTGGAAGTTTAACAATAACAGGTGGAACTCAAGATTTTACTGGTGCTACAATTCAAGCCCCAACTATTGCAGGTGGTACAATCAGAACACTTCAGGTCCATAGTTCAAATTTAACCGTTAATGGTTCATCCACTCTTGTTACTAATACTGGTGTGATAATAGGTTCTAATAATAACGATACTGCTAATGTTGGTATTGGTACTTTCCCAGAGTATACTGAAGGTGGATCAACAAGAACACCTACTTCATCTCATGGTAAACTTCACGTAAGACAAGGTTTTGCTACAGGATCAGATAGTGGAACACAACCAACCGCAAATACACAATCAAATGCTCTTGTATTAGAAAATGAAACTTCTACAGGACTTAGTATTATTACTGCTAACGATGCAAACGGTGCTATTACATTTGGAGACGAAGATGATTCTGATATAGGACAATTATTGTATCATCATGCAAATAATGATTTAACTGTTCGTACAAATGCACAAGATAAATTACGAGTGCATACCGCTTCTGGAGGATCACTACAAATTCCTGGAGCAAATACATTTGGAACGATTGGTGGAAAATTACATGTAAATGTAGGATCAGCCGATGCAACAACAGGAATATTTTTAGATTCAAATGATGTTGATCAAATAGGTATTCACATTGATGGAGAACAAACCTCTGCTCATGTTATGAGAATGGATGTTGATGCTTTAGTAGATGGTTCAGCAATTTATGTTGATGATAATTCTTCCTCCCCTGGTGCGAGAAAAATTGTTAATATTGTTCAAGATCAT